GGTTGTAGTCTTCACACGAACAAGTTCATCATCAACCCTCAGATAATCACCGATGTTGACATCCAGTGTTGAAAGGTCAGTCAAACTGACATTTGCCGTGGTTGCATTATCAACGTTAGCAGCAAGAGTTGTAGTAATACCTGCATAAGAAGGAACCATTCTTCCGTTCAGGCTCTCATCATCAATGGTAAGAGAACCATCTGTGGACGAATAACCCTCACGATATCCAAACATCGTGCCAGACATTGTTGGTGCTGTGGTTCCAGTTCCAACATTAACTGAGAATGATGTGAGACTCAGATTCTCTTGAACAATGAAGTCTCCATTATACAATGCCTGATCTGCCCCAGTGAGTCTGATCTTACTATTAACCTTCAATCCGTGACGGTTTGAAGTCGTGACTGTTGCAATACCACCGCTGCTGGTATAATCCAGTGCTGAAATACGCAGTGCTTCACCAGTCAGATAGAAGTAAGCATTCTGAGTATCAGTGAAACCAATACCTGCTTCAGATAGACCAACAATGGTGCTTGCCGCAGCCACAGTGACTGATGTTGCAGCACCGATTTCAACGCCAGTAATACGATAAAGGTCGTTATAATTCTGAAGTGATGCAGAAGAAACACCAAGCACACGGATTGAGTCTCCTACGTTGTCGTAGATGTTTGATACCTGAACAACTGCTTGAGAATATCCAGATGTAGTAGCGACACCCACAACTGCCATGGTATTACCAACACCATAAGCAGCACCGCCGTTCATTACTTTGACAGCAGTGATAGTTCCGCTAGAGTTAAATGTAATCTTAGCAGTGGCGTGCTTACCAGTTGTGGATGAACCAATGGCAACCAGTTTAGCATTATAGAGATCACCAGCTGCACCAGATCCATATCCAGCACCACCACTGACGATTGACAGTGATGTCACACGATTAAGTCCGTGATCAATAACAGATGTAATCGTATGTGCAGTTCCAGATGAAACAATATTGGTGATACCTACACCAACATCAGTGTCGCGGAAATACTTATCAACACTCTCTCTAGTGACACTGTTTCTTACATCGTTGATGACAACATCACCAATCAGTGATGGAGAAGCAAAACACTTGGATGCTGCAGGATCGCCAACTGGATTATCTCTGCTTGTCTGTGGGAACAACTCTTTGACTGGTTGAGAGAACTTCTCAGCAGTAAATGGAGAGATGGTAGGAGAGTTAGTAGAGTTGAGCATCGTGACATAATAAATGCCATCCTGCTCACCAGCAATATATGGTTGAACCTCAGAGTGGTTGTAAACATAGAATGTATTGTTCAGTCTCTTCTTCTTAAAGTATGGAAGAGATGTGGTTCTAGAAGATGTATCACTGGAGAATGATCCAGGGTCAGTTGCTAGTCCAACAGTAAACTGAGTTGCACTACTGATTCCAATGACATCATAAGTTCTGTTGAAACCAGTGTTAGCGGTTCCTGTTGTGTTGTTAGCACTCTTAATATTGACCAGTTCAACCTGAGCACCATCAGTCAAGTTGTGTGGCAGTTCAGTTGTAATCAGAGCATTCGTGCCATCCCAAGTTGCATCAGCAATAAATCTAAAGTTTCTTTGCTGGTTTACATTGGTGATTGATCCACTACCAAAGTAAGTTTGAATCTCAGCATCAGTTGCACCAATACCAGTGTTTGATTCTTGGAGGATGAATCCATCAGTTGGTGGTCTTGCTACTGCACCACCAGCAGATGATGGGATGACATATCTTGCACGATACAATGTATCGTTAGCGTTTCTTCTGTCAGACTTTCTATTGACAAACGTTCTTGGAGTTGCAGATCCCAATCCTGTTGATCCAAGACCAACAATAGTGGAATAGATATTATTTTCTGTAGATGCGGTTGATACATTAATGTACCACTGACCATTAGTGCTGTCATACTGAACAGGATGTCCAAGATCACCAGCAACTTTATCAGATACTCTAGATACAACTTTCAGTACACCACCTTTCTCATTAATAGAGACAGGATTATTGTTCTGAGCATCAGTCAGGGTCTTTGCAATCTTAATATTAGTATTTGTGGAAATACCAGTTCCTTCCGTAATGGCAAAATATACGGTATTAGGAGTCAATCCGTCAGGGAGGTGACCATCATCACTCAGCACACGAACAGATTCCCCGTTCAGGAAACTATGAGCTGCTGATAAGGTGACGACATTCGCATTGCCACCATCACTATATGAACCAATACTATTGATACCTGTTACACTTCGATTAACATCAAAAGTTTTCTCCCCACTCAGTTCTGAGTCGGGCATTGTGATACGAGCAGTATACTCAGTTGTGCTCGAACCATAGGAAACAAGAACTCTCAGAGTATCATTAGTTCTTGCACCAATACGATATCCTTGGACGACTGTCTCGGGTTTGACATCAGCATTTGTCTGGTTGAACAGGAACAAATGTCCAGTAGAACCAACACCAGTCAGTGCTTGTGTCTTATTAACATCGATTGACTGGAACTCAATCGCAGTCTCAGTCAGTGGGACTTCCTTAGGAGGAATGATGTGTGTGATATATCCTACATCATCTTGTGCAAATGCATCATTTCTAAATCCTTTTGCAACCAGTGCTCTTGCACCGAAGTTGGAGTTAGAGTTTGTGATTGCAATATCTGCACCACTTTCTGCTAAGAACTGCTCAGCATATCCAATCGCAAAGATAGAAACTGCCTGAATGACGGCTTTATTACTTACCTTAATATGGAAGTTTTCATAATCTGGTTTGTAAACTGCTCTAGAGTCAGTGCTGATTGCTTCATTACCAGCAACTGTTCTGTCATCCCATACTCCAGTGGTTGTGTTATACTTAACGAAAGCATTATCATCTTTCTGCAGACCAATACCAGTGTATTGTGCAACAACCATGGATTTGAATCCATCTGCCTTCGATCCATCAGCGTGCATACCGCACATGCCGTAGACAGAACGCAATGAGCAGTTGAAAATATAAGGTGATGCAGATGTAACAGTATCAGATACAAGCGCAATCGTTGCACCAGTTGCAGATGGCAATGCAGTATCAGGTGCAGTCTGAACCTTATATAGAATCTGAGTGCTGCTCAGTTTTTCATTAACGACATGCTGACCATTATATCCAGACGCAGTGATACCTGAGATACGGAATGGAGTGTCAACATCCAGACCAGGAACCGCAGTTGTAGTGGTTACGGTGATACTGGTGGTTGATGTAGTGCCATCGCCTGCTTTGATACTTGAGATGCCTACAGACTCACCAGTTGAACCAACAATACGGAATTCGTCAATCTTAGGTTCTATATCAAGTGAGGTGGATGGATAATCAGGTTCAATAGAGCGACCTGATGACTGACCATAAACCAAACTTACTTTTTCATAATACATCTGCAGGTCAGTTCTGTCTGCAGTGAAGGTTTGGAAAGCATCATTAATGCTGACGTTGTTTGTACCGTCAGCATATTCAAATACTGTCAGTTTATGGTGTGAGAAGTTGGGGACAGACGTGTTTGTCGTATAATCTGTGAAGCAAACACCATTTGGATCTGCATCAAAGATACTAAACTGACCAAAATAGCAACCTCCAGTGACACGGAAGATTGCAGATCTCTCAATATTACTATTTGTTGGACTTGGGATATATTTTGGACGAATCTTGGTCTTACGAACATCAACACCAACCAGTGAGGTGCCTCTTGGGATGATTACACCACCATGAACACTATTAAGTTTAAAGAGATTATTATCTGCGGACGCCAGATCAAGATTAGTGCTCAGGTCAAATGCTGGTAGATTATCGGATGTTGTTCCATTTCGTAATCTATAGTTATTCGTCCCATCTGGTATAAAACCAGGTCTGTTATCAATGACATGATCACCAGGATAAACCTGAATCGTTGTCTTAGCAAATCTATCGTTATTCAGTCCTCTTTGGTACGAAAACCTTGCAGCTTCAAGCAATGCACGCTGGATCGTCTTAAACGGACGAGTCAGCGAATTGCCCTGGTTTTCAATACTATCAGTTGCATCTAGGTCGTTAGGATTGACATAAAGAATAGTACCACGCGACGATTTCAGAAAATTATCTAATCTGGAGAGACCCATCTTATTAATACTTATAGTCCGTTACAGATTATTTATCATAAGAAAAAAGGGCAACCGACAAAGCGGTCACCCTTCTAGCACTTCCTTCACACCTTTATATATTACCCGTCTTTTAGTTCATTGTCAAGTATATATTCGACTGTATTTGCAACATCATTCATGGCATCGCGGAGTTCTTCTTGACCACCAGAATGTTGGGTCATGATGCCAGTTTCTGTAAGTGACCAACGCCACTCCTTCATTTTTTGATTGTACCACAGGTTGATAATCATTAGTCAACAGGTAATAACTCAGGGTTTTCTAATTCTAACTCAAAACACATAGGATGGCATTCTTCTGCCATTAGATACATTGATGCTCGATACAATTCTTCAACGTTCCAACACTTTGTGTTATTGGCTAACTCAATGATTTCTGGGTCGTGGATTGCGTATTCTGGTAAATCATCAAAAGTGAACGGAACTCCTTGTATCAAATACATCAAGACAATTTGTTTCTTGTTGTCGTACCAACAATACTTTGTCTGTATTTGATATTTCATGGGTCTATAGCGTACCCCAATGTATTTAGGATAGGAGCGGGGGGACTTGAACCCCCACAACCAAAAGGTTAACAGATTTTAAGTCTGGTGCGTCTACCGATTCCGCCACGCTCCCAAGGAATCACCCTTCCCAAGTAGGAGGGTGAAACGTACAATATTCATTAAAGGTGATTTTCATCTCCTTATTGGTCAGACCTGCATTCTTCGCTGCTTTGGGTAAGTTCCACTTCGCTGCGAATAACATTTCCATAGATTGTCGGGTTTCGGGTCTCATACTCGTAGCATTTGATGATTTCTTCGTAAAACCCCTCAGGGTAAAAATTTGGCGGGATTTTTTTTCCGCCTTTTTTGGAATTAAAAGTCATTTTTGCTCAGAGGGGGTTTTTGTATGCCAGCACATCCTCTTCACACTTGTCACGCACCAACTCAAGCACTGCCATGAACTGATCCACGGTTTCGCAGTCAACAACACGCTCATCACCCTCATTGGAATAGAGGAAGAACTTGCGACTCACGGGGTCAACGACACAGCGGGTGAGAAACTCGTCTTGCATGGGGTTCGTTTGATTACCTGCATATTATAGGTCAATCAGCAGGGGGTGTCAACCTCTTATACCAGAATGATAGGACGAATCTTTCATTGTCCTCCACCTTGCTGACATAGTGTAGGAGTTGAGAGTTGGAGAACACGATAAGTTTACCCACCTCTGGTTTGATATCATACTGTTCAAACAGGGTGTGACCACCTTCAAAGTCATCATTAAGGTATAGCATCGCAGCGAAAACATCAGGGTTGTGAATATTGTTGTCATCCACATGTGGTTTCATGAATGTTCCGATAGGCCAACGAACCACACCCACATAATCCAGTTCTATCTCACTATCAAATGACTTGCACAGTTGATTAACTCTTGCAATAACAGAGTCCTCAGATGGAACAATACTATCAACATCACCACCAAGATACCGAGCACCCTGGTTTTCCCACTCTACAGTCGTAAGATAGGTGTCACCACCACGGCTCACATCACCATAAGGTATTGGATTTTGGTTTTCTTTTGATAGTTTGATATATTTTTGACAATCTTCCTCAGTAATAAAATTGTCTTCAACGAAGATTAGTTTTCTCACTTAGTTCTTGTATTCTGCTCTCTCGCGTAGTTAGGATCTTTATAGTTCCTGTCACTCTCAGGTATTTGATGGTGATTAGGATCAGGATAGTCCTGACATGACTCACCTTCATACTCAGTAATCAATGGATTGATGTCATTTCTCTCAGCATAGACATGGAAGAAGCAATCGATGGGCATACCACCTTTCGACTGGAGATAGATCTTTTCGCTGTCCCATCTTTTTACAATCACATCCTGGTGAGCACCAATAGGTTGCAACTGCACAGAAATGCTATCTTCATACACAAAATCTTTCCAGTAACTTGGAAGAATGATTACCTTTTCGTTCTTAACACGACCTCTGTAATAGACAGCAACCTCAGGTCCCTCAACACAGGCATAGCGAAGACGATATCCGTCTCTTGATGGGTGTTCGATATCAAATGGTTTTGGTCTTGCATCTGCTGCAGAAAATCTGGAGGAGAGTGTCTGTCCATTGGTGCCAATCGCAAAAATAGCATCACCCTTGCTATCAATGGTCGTAACATTATTGACATTGATAGCAGTGTCAAGTTCGCTTTTAATAGTCAGAGTGTTTTGTGTAGACGCATCGTCACCCTGGATATACACATTTCCCTTAACCCAAAGAGAATGATCTGCTGGTTCGCAGTCGTCATCATTATTTTTAGTTCTACCAACCATCAAAGTAGCTTGATTTTCACCAAACTCTGTGGGTCCACCGAAAACCACAGGTCCTTCAGCATACATTGAACCATTAATCTTTTCATCTCCCTCTTTGATTGCAGGGACAATACCGGTTCCAACTTTTACTTGACCACCAACATTGATGTCATCAAAATTATAAGACATGTTTACTCCTATGCTTTGCTTTCTTTTTCACAGATTTTTTTGCCACCAACCTTACTATCTTTAACTTTACATGCGTCAGTGACCCCACGAATGATTGAACTATAGATTTTCATGCAGGCATTTGCTGATAACTCAGTGACACCTGGGGTGACCATCTTGATTAATGACTTTGCATCAAGGTTATATTTTTTACACTTGACATCAATAGTCTCGGTGGCATTCATACGAATATTGCCCTTTGATGATCCCTCACCATGAGCAATCATCTCAATATCAGTTGCCTCCATACGGATTTTGCCATTAGACGCTTTGATAATAATGTTGCCATTCTCAGCAACAAATACCATACTATCTAATGCTTCCTTCTCATCTGGATCAGTAATGTCTGGCCATTCGCCACATTGGACTTGGAAGACCGCTGGATTAGTTGATGTTGTCCAACCTTTTCGTGGTCCATCTGCATCCATGAAGAATCTATGTTTACCATCAGCAGTTTCGACCATGAATGCAGCAGTTACATCACCAGGTCTGTGAATCTTACCGAAGTGGATTCGACCATGCCGATTGCCATATTGAATGGCATCATAGTTTGACTTACCATTGCCACGATTAAGTGAACTTGACGTATTTTGGGGTGTTGGCATAGTTAGATAAGTTGATCTGGGGTGTCAGGTATATCAAGTCTTGGATCATTTGCTCTGATGTCAGTTCCCTGTCTCTGGATTGCAGATGGAGGTGTGGTGACCTCAGCATCAATGCTCTCCTGCAGAGTATCATATACTTGCACAGGTGTTCCCACTGTAGCAAAGAATCCTGCAAATTTCAAGCCACCCTCTATGTAGACAGCACCATAGTAAGCACGACCATT